AGCAGGATCTCATACATCTCACTACAAAGATGTTTGTTGAACCCGCTATAGTATTGGATAGGGAGAGGGTCGCTGTTCACGCTGCCATCTCCGCTGAGCAACGTACAGCGCTCATCGAACATGGATTGACTTTCATCACTGATCAGTTGGAAACAGTCTATGAAGACCAAAAAATATTCTCCTCGAATAAACAGTTTGCTGAGCTACTTGCACTTCTTAAAGTTAAAGTGCCGAGTAAGATTTCTCCTACTACAGGTAAACCTACGCATGCGCTTGGTAAAACCGATCTCGGCTTTCAAAAACTTCAGCGCGATAACCCTGATTACGAAGCTGTATGGACAGCTCGCAAAGCAGTTAAGTCAACCGGTGAGGTTACTCGGGCCGAAAGGCTTCTGCTTACTGCTGATCGGTGCCGTGGTCTTATACCTGCTGCCTTAAACTATTATGGTGCACACACAGGCCGCTACAGCGGCGGTGAGAAGCTCAACTTACAGAACCTTAAACGAGGTAGCGAGTTACGTAAGTCACTCTGCTCACCTAAAGGTAGCCTTGTCTATGTCGCAGACAGCTCTAACATTGAAGCACGTATGCTGGCTTGGCTCGCTGACCAGCGATCAATGCTCGATGTGTTTAATGCAAAAGGCGATGTGTACTGCGATTTTGCATCAAAAATATACTTACGTCCTATAACCAAAGGCGTAGACAATGCCGAACGTTTCCTTGGGAAATGTGCAGTGCTCGGTCTTGGCTACGGCATGGGCGCAGACAAGTTCAGGGACACTCTAAAGATGGGTTCTCTTGGTCCACCTGTAAATCTAGAACAACACGAAGTGCAAGACATTGTCGATTTGTATAGATCTGCCAACTCTCGCATCACCGAGTACTGGAAGCGTTGCCAAAACGCGTGCACCGCAATGCAGAACAAGAGTGCTAACTTTGCATTCGGGCCACTGATCATTAAGTACCAAAAAATTAAACTACCCAATGGCATGTACCTTCGCTACCCAGACCTACGGACTGAGGGACGCGAGACAGTGTACGGCTCTGGTAGACACAAGACTAAGATCTACGGCGGTAAGCTGTGTGAGAACATCACACAAGCCCTTGCTCGTATCGTAGTCACAGATCAGATGCTTGCAGCTGACGAGTACCTCAACACTGTTGGTGGTCGTATCGTACTGCAAGTACATGATGAGTTAGTGGGCATAGCCCCACAAACAGACCCTGAGCAAACGATGAATAAAATGTACGACATTATGCGTACACCGCCTGCTTGGGCACCCACCCTACCCTTAGACGCCGAAGGCGGCTATGCGGATAACTACAGTAAATAAGGAAGTTTTACCATGAACGGCAATTTGGTTTTGACGCGTAATGAAATGCAGCGAGTATTTATCCAAACAGACACAGGCTTAGTTAAAGTTACCGTGTTACCAGGACAAAAAAACGGGCAGATACGCCTTAGTTTTGAAGCTCCTCCCGAGATCATCATTGATCGCGAAGAAGTGTACAAACGTCGCCATAATATTGAATAGTTATAGCTATATAATTTAAAGTTATATATAAATGCTTGTGTAATATAAGCAATGCTTATATTCTAGTACGCTATCTGACGGGAAAATATAATGAGCGTTCTTACATTCATGCAGGCGAGCAACGGCGTTCGCCTAGCAAAAGAATTCACACCAACATCTAAAAAGAGCTACCCTAACGTAGCCAAGTTTGATTCTCACGCTTACGAAGTAGCAAACGATGCAGCTGGTTTAAAACAGATGCACAGTCTCATGATAGCCCATGCAGCTAAGGGCCATGCGTTACTTAGAGGGCAACTCAAGAAACAATTAAAGGACCAATCTCGCGCTGGTCAGACACAAAAGAATTTGGTCTGCGATTGGATGACAATCGACATCGACAACCTTGACCTAGTTAAGGCTGGTGAATTAGGTGTAACACCAAATTATCCTGTGTCTGGCATTATAAGCAGAGCTAATGTAATGTTTGCAGCGGAGTACCTTGTAAAGCTCCTTCCAACAGAGCTGCACAACATAAGTTACATCGCTACAGCCAGTGCTTCTACTGGTATGAAAAGTGACAGGCTATCCATGCATTTGGATTTCATGCTGGCTAATCCAGTGCACCCCAAGACATTAAAAGGTTGGCTGACAAAGCTTAACTTTGACTCCCCTATTTTTAATGACCAACTAAAAATGAGTAGCAACGGCACAGCGCTCATCTATCCTTGTGATCGGACCGTGGCAGATAACTCTAAGTTAATCTATATCGCTCCACCGATCATGACAGGTGTAGAAAAACGATTAGACGATGACGATCGTATTGTCATTGTAGAAAAACAAGCGGCCACTATAGACCTCATGCCACTGCTTGTAGGTTGCACAGAAGATCAGATCAAATTACTTGCTGGCAAAGCATTAAAGAAAGTCCGTAAAGACGCTGGTCTTGCTCATAAGACAGCTGACATGCAAAGCATCAGAAGCAGCGGCAAGACAATCGAGATTGTTGCTAATCCAGATCGTGCGTTGATGCAGTTTGCTTATGTCAACGAGTCATCAGGTTATGTCTACGCTAACCTTCAAGACAAAGATGGGCGTATGGGCGACAGCAACGCTTACTACTGGCCGATAGACAATCCACAGATCGTTTACAACTTCAAAGACGAACCTCCGTTCAGAATGAAAGATGTCGACATGGATTTTTATAAGTCGATTTGTGAGCAGTTCAGTGAGCAGATCACTGCAGCCAACATACCGACACCTTATGTATTCCGTGACGCCACGTCGGACGAGCATTATGCGCTGACGTATGACACAAACAATGATCTTATTATGAAATTAAACGCCACTAGACGCGCTAACTTAAAAGATTTCATGGCTAATCATGGCGAAGAAGTGCCTGAGCCTATTCCCGATTGGGATCGTGTCTTTGACCCACAAACAAACGTGCAGTTAGACGTTGATAGTCAATTTGTAAACACGTATGAACCGACCAAGTTTCTGCGCCACAGAGAACTCTCTGCGGAAGACGAGCACACACTTGAATACGGTAGAGGTTATCTATTAAAAAAATGCAGCCCCACGTTGTACGCAATCATGTATCACATGGTCGGGTCCAGCGATCCGGAATTCGAGCATTTCTTCAACTGGTTTGCGTATGCCTTCCAGACGAAGCAAAAGCTGACGACAGCGTGGGTGTTCACAGGAATTGAAGGCACAGGCAAAGGCTTGTTCTTCCATCAAATTATCCATCAGTTGTATGGCAAACATGCAGGTTACAAGACGTTAGAAAACGTCGAAGATCAATTCAACGACTTTGAAGAACACACTTTATTCTTAGTTGTCGACGAATTCAAACTAACCGACAGCGCATCGTCTAACAAGATGATGAACAAGCTGAAACATATGGTGACAGAAACCTTCGGTACTGTTCGCGGTATGCGACAAGCTCAACGTCAAGTTAAGTTGTATGCCAACATGTGCTTCAACTCTAACGAAATAGAAGTCATTCGTTTGTCAGCTTCAGACCGACGTTTCAACATTGGCAAACGCCAAGAAGTCCCTATCTTAGCTGCTTACCCAAACATGATGCAGGACCTTAAAAAGAATCGTGACAAAGAACTAATAAATTTAGTTGAGTTTGTTAACGCGTTTGAAGCTGATCCAATCCAAGCTTATCAACCACTAGATAACAACGCTAAACAACTTATGCGTGATGCTTCTATGACTTGGATAGATCATTTTATTACAGCTATCAAAACTGGCAACTTAGATTATTTTGTAGAAAAAGTGCTCAGTGTCGATGCTGCTTTAAGCCGTGATTACGATGTAAACACACAACTTAACTCAGAACGTATTGTTAAAAACTGGGTATACAACGAAAGCCAAGAGATAGCCGTCACTAGTCAAGAGCTTTACACCTTGTGCAATGCAATTGAAAACGGTGCGTTTAGTAAAGAAAAATTCGCAAGAATGCTAGGCAAGCGTGGCGTTGTTACGGAACGAGTTAAGTGCTCCGACAAAATTCGTAGACGAGGTTTAATGAAAACATTCCGTTTAGTCGATTTTGATAAACAAGAATTAATTAACCACCATTTTTCAAATACAGATAAAGAAACCATCTGTCACGACAACCCATTACATTAAAACGGAGCATTGATATGGACTTTTTTGCAAACGACAGACCCGACCAAAATAAAATTAACGAAGAAGCTGTGGCACAGGAAGCTGCACTGCAAGTCCTTGGGCCTATCAAAGCGTGGTCATTCTCTACCCTTACTAAATTTGAAGAGTGTCCATATCGTGTGTACCTCAACAAAGTAAAGAAACTCCCTGAGTCATCTGGCAGTGCTGCAGATCGTGGTACTGCTATACACACGCTTGCAGAAGACTACACACAAGGACACATTGGCGAGTTACCCGAAGAGCTATCTAAATACACTGAGAGCTTTAAGCAACTGCGTAGCGATTACGAAGATGGCAAGGTAGAGATCGAAGGTGACTGGGGTTTCACACAATCCTGGGAACCAACAGGTTGGGCAGTACCCAATACCTGGGCACGCATTAAGTTAGATGCATTTGTTACGGAGAGCGAGACGTCAGGTCGTGCTATCGACCATAAGACAGGCAAGAAATGGAATAACGAACTAAAGCACGGCGCTCAGCTCATGACGTACGCAATTGCATCGTTCATGCGCTTCCCCAAAATGGAATACATAGAGACCGAACTTTGGTATTTGGATCAGAATCACGGGCCCACGATCCAAGCATATACCCGTGAACAAGCCATGATGTTCTGGCCTAAGCTCAACAAAAGAGCACTCACCATGACGTCATGCACAGACTTTGAACCTAAGCCCTCTCGTCAAAACTGTAGATGGTGTACTTACGCCAAAGACAATTCATGCGAATGGGGCGTTATAGATTAGCCCAGCAGGCGGTGGCGCAAGTAACACCTGCAGCAGAGGCCAAAGTTCTCCGAGCCGAGTAATATGCGGCGGAAGTTTGTAAGCGAGTGTGTCAGCACTCAAAACGAATGACACAGTGTCATTTATGCGAACGTTTTTTAAGACCTTACAACTCCAAATCCTTGCTTTGGTGACTCTGCACTTTTTCAATTCTAAACCATGGAGGTTCTATGACCCTTTATTCACGACTCAAAACCTTATCGACTGATCGCAGCCTTAAATACGCTTCGATCGCATCGGTGTGCACAGTTGTACTGTCGCTATTATCCAGCGCACTCAGCTTTGTTGCTACCACCGTCATGGTGCTGCTCATTGCTGCGCTACTTATCAAACTACTATGGGAGGTTTCCAATCGTGTTGAGAAACGTACTGATTAATTTTCTAGTCTGGGCAGCATATGCCTATGACATTTTCACATTAGCCATGAACTGTGTTCAGTTCTTAATAGAGAGGTATCGCGATGTTAAGCGCCGGTTTGCTGACAGCACTAGGGATTCTGTTCCTATTGTACAAAGTCGGCTTTAAACGGGTCCTCGCCTACGATGTCATTGTTGACATCGTAGCAACTCTTGGACTCATGACTATTTTCGCAGGAACTTACGCAGGCATGATGGCAGCAATCGTTGGTGGCTTGTTCATCAGTGTTGTTCTTATCATTGCTAAAAAATTGTTTGGCTACGAAAAGCTAACATGCCTGTGGGTTCCATTCACTTATAAAAACATTCCACTTATACGTCCACGTTTTATCTGGACGCCAGTCAACTAGGAGGACTTATGGAGTTCTTTAAGAACACACCAGACTTGTACAAGCACCAGCGCGTTACATCAGACTTTATTGCAGCTAATGACCGTGTGATTGTCACCTCAGATCCTGGCACTGGTAAGACTCGCTCAGTACTGCAGGCTTACACAGAAAACAAAGACGGCAAGATGCTCGTCATTGCACCACTGTCCATCCTCCAGCCTAGCTGGGGTGACGACATTGAGCGGTTTAATCCAGAGCTCAAGTACGCTGTAGCGTACGCTAAAAACCGAGCCAAGATGTTCTCAGAGAATGTAGACATTACGATTACCAATCACGATGCAGTCAAGTGGCTTGTCAATAACCCAGACGTTCTCGATGGTTTCACATGGATTTGTATTGACGAGTTTACTGCGTTCAAAAATTCCACCAGCCAACGCTCCAAAGCAATAGCTAAGTTAGTGCATATGTTCAAACACCGCATTGTTATGTCAGGCACACCTAATGCCAACACGATCTTAGACATGTGGCATCCAGCCAAGCTTGTTGACGACGGTGAGCGTCTTGGCAAAAGCTACTGGGGTTATCGCTCTCAAGTATGTTCACCACAACAAGTCGGTCCTGACCCACGCATGGTTCAGTGGAAAGACAAGCCCGGCTCAGAAGATGCAGTTGCAGGCATGCTCAAAGACATCTCCATACGTTTTCGTTTCGAGGACTGTATTGATGTCCCAGAAAATACAGAGCACACCATGTACATCGACCTGCCCCCTGCGTTAATGAAACAGTATCGCGATTTCTCATGGGACTCCATGATTGACACCAATGACGGCGAGACGATCAATGCGATCCATGCAGGTGCCAAAGTCAAAAAACTATTGCAGCTATGCACAGGTGCAATCTATAACGAAGATGGCGTTCCTAAAGTATTCCACACACAACGCTATGATCTTGTCATGGAGTTAGTTGCTGCACGCAAGCACAGTCTTGTTGCTTTCAACTGGCGACATGAGCGCACAGAACTTTGCAAGCTCGCTGACAAGATGGGTATCGAGTATGCATACATCGACGGCACAGTGCCCGTTGCTCGACGTACTGAGATCGTTCGCGACTACCAAGCTGGTAAGCTCCAGGTTATTTTCTGTCACCCGCAGGCCGCTGGTCACGGACTGACATTGACCAAGGGCACTACGACCATCTGGTGTAGCCCATCGTACAATGCCGAGCACTTCCAGCAGATGAACCGTCGTATCTACCGTGCAGGCCAGACACAAAAGACTGAGACCATCATGATCGCAGCCCGTGACACACACGAAACCAAAGTGTACGAGCGACTTGGCGAGAAGATGACACGCATGAATGACCTGTTGTCGTTGTTCAATCAAATTACTAAAGCAGCATAGGAGAACGTATGCGACTTACTAAACTATATTCATGTAAACACTGCACAGAAGGTTTTGTTAGCGCTCTAGAGCACTGGAAAGATCAGTTCTTTAGCTCTGAAGACGACTATGGCCACGAACTAATAGAAATGTTTGACGACAAAATACATGAAGTGAACCTCGAACTAGAAAAACTTGAGCTAAGAAAAACAAAATTAAAAACTTATAAATTTTGGAACCCATCTCATGTAAGTGATTACCTACCAAATGTCATTGACCCACACACTTGCACTGCAGCGGAGTTAACAAAAGCTGAAACAAGTGGATGTATAAGCACTGAGATTTTGCTAGTTGACGATAAACAAGCCGAAGCTATCGTTAGAATGTTTATAAACGAGACTGTCTACGAAGACCTTCGTTACGAAGAAATTAAGGAGGACGTATGACAACTTATAAAGGCATTAAATGTTATGGCGATATGTCAGAAACCGCTACTGTGGCCATGGTAGGTACATGGGACAACAGTGGCGAAGAGTTTGATTCAATATATCTGGGTTCTCAAGGCTTTACTACGTGGGCTCAGTTAGCTGACTACACTCACTCAGGAGGCCAAGAAGAAGGATATACAATTCATGAAATGGAGAGTGACGAATGACAACAATTCACGAAGCAGACTTCCCGTTTGAGGAGATCAGAGATGAAGGCGGTGATTATTTCTACCGTATTTCTGAGCTATTAGCACTTGGTTACGTTGAGTCGCAAATCTGGTCAGTTGTTAGCGGTGATGACGAAGTGGACCAAAACGGTCAGCGATGGATCTACTTCACTTACGGCCCATCACATCATTACGTAAATCTTATCGGTTATGTGGCCACTAAAGAACATCACGACGGTGACACCTATTACGAAGAAGCAATGGACATGGACCCCTTATAAAAGGAAGACGTATGAGTAACGAACAAATTATAAACCTATTCGACAGCAACCCAAACCTACTGCTATCTGAGCTGGCCATAATTACTGGCAAGTCGGTTAAGCAACTTAAAAAAATATTAATGGAGAATACCAATGACTGATTCAAAACTAGGTGACCTGATCGAACAGGCACATCAACTACGCGAAGTAATCCGTGCTGACGAAAAGAAAGTCAACGCACTCAAGGAAGACTTCAAAAACTTATCCAGCGAGATCATGGTCAAGATGGACGACCAAGGTGCCAAGCGTATCGGCGGTCTTAGTGCCAACGTATCTATCTCAGAGACTGACGTACCTACTGTCAAAGATTGGGATCTTGTGTACGACTACATCAAGACCAACGACTCGTTCTACCTCTTGCAAAAACGCATGAGTGCAGCAGCGTTTCGTGAGCTATTAAACCTTGGACATGAAGTCCCTGGTGTCGAGATTTTCAAAGACCGTAAGTTAAACCTTCGAGCTTTGTAAATAAATAAGCCCTACTTATATACATAGTTATAAGCAGGGCTTATAATTAACGTGCTACCCAACAGGGTCCAGCGTCCAATGTAACTAAAGTGAGTAAAAGTCCAATGTCCAAAAAAGAAATTGCAACACCATCAAGCTTAATGCTAATTGATGACACCCCAGACCATGTAACCAACGCTGCCGGCCTCGGCAACGAAAACGTTACAGTTTCCTCCGATGATATTCCAGAGATCAAGCTGCTTCAAAAGATCAGCAACGAATGTGACGAAAGTCATGCGCGTTATATTCCTGGTGCAAAGCCTGGCATGATGTTCAATGACCAGACTCGCGAGATCATGGCAGAATGTTTAGTAGTCAATGTGTACTACGATCATTTCTGGATGGCGTGGAACAAGAACACCAACTACCCGTTTCTCGACGCAGCAACCAATACCAAAGAATTCGAGTCTAAAGAAGCTATCGAGCAAGCGTTCAATAGTCCTTCTGCAGAGTTTGAAGACATTGATAACTACGACGTAAACGATTCACCTCGTCACTACGTACTCGTACTTAATCTCGAGACTGGCAAAGCCACTGGCGCTATCATGAAGTTCCCTCGTACCAAGGCCAAAGTGTCTAATCGTTGGAACAATCAGATTGCAGCAGCGGGCGGCGATCGTTTCTCAGCTGTGTGGGCTGTATCTGGCATCACAGAAGAGAATAAGAAGAACGGTAAGACGTATCTTAACTACAAGATCGAGCGCAAAGGCTGGGCATCCCCTGACCTGCACGCTAAGGCAGAAGAAGCTTACAAGCATCTGTCTGGTCACGTAGACCAAAAAGCAGCCTAACCGCTGCGCACTGAGCGTTGTATGGAAGCAACGCTTTTTTTATGGTGGACGGAGCCCTTGATGAAGAGGCCCTAACCTTTGAACGAGCATGGATACATTCGTTCCGTCCACCGCCACTTGCCTGCAGAGATGCACAAGTGGAAAATCCATGATAACTACGCAGGCGGCGTTCCCGACTGCTGGTATGCAGGCCCTCACGGAAATATTTGGGTCGAGTACAAATGGATTGCAGCCCTTCCAAAACGCGGCAGCACAGTCATTAAACCCAATCTTTCTGCACAACAATTAGCATGGCTAATAAAAATGTCTGGACAAGACATAAGCTGTGCTTGTATTATTGGGTCACCAGATGGAGGTATCCTTCTCACAGAGACGGACCACTGGGAACATGGACTTGTAAAATCGGTCTTGAATAAAGCTAATGTATTACCAGCAAAGGACATTGCTCGTTGGCTAATTCAACACTGTATGGAGGCGGAATCAGATGACCACATTAAAAACAAAAACGGGCGCACCGCCCTCCAGTAAACGAAGTCTATCCAAGGATTCCCTTGAGATGTCGCGGCGTATTACTAACTCATGGAATGACTATAAGAACAAGAAGTCTGGACAAGACCTTACTCAACAAAACGCAGCTAAACAACTTGGCATTACCCAGCCAATGTTTAGTCAGATGTTGCACGGCACAGTTGCAGTTAATCCGATGATGGTGCTTTCTTTAGCAAGCCTGATTCGATGCGATTTGAGTTTGTTGGTAGCAGGACTTGATGAGTACAAGATCCTACATGCAGTTACGCCGACAAAGAGTATGGAAATTCCAGTGTCATTAACATTAACGGGGAGAACCGTTACAGGGAAAACAGTAAATATCATGACGTTAGCAATCTCAGAAGCCTTTGCGGTCGAGATTGATACAGACGAGTACTCACCACGCTACAGTGTGGGCGAATACGCCATAATAGAGCCACTAGCAAAGTGGGAAAAAGGTAATCAGGTTCTAGTCCGTTATGGAAAAGACTCCTGCATTATTCGTGTCGTTACCAGTATCAATGGAGATGAGGTAGAGACCCATCATCCGACTGTCGTAGGCATAAGTACAACGATTAATTTAGCAGACCCAAAGATCACCGTACGCGGTGTCATTCGAGGGGTGCAATTTTAGTTATGAACAACTTTAATTTTAGTAAAATGCGCTGTAAAAAGTTAGCTTGGATGCTGGAGGATTGGCCTAATTGGTTATTTCTCGTTGATGCGTATAGCCACTTAATTCCGCGTGTTGCAGTTAGTAGTCCAGAATTTGCGTTTATGCAAACGAACTTTGGCAACAACCAAAACCAACAGTGCCAGCAAGGGCCACCTAATTAACTTTTTTTAAACCTCCAAATATAAGCAGGGCTAATAACATGAAAGAACACGATATGGTTAAACAACCAATGCACTATCAATCCGATACAGGAATGCAATGCATTGACGCCATACGCGCTGCACTAGGACCGGAAGGATTCCGGGCCCATTGCAGAGCGACCGTAATTAAATACCTATGGAGGGAGAAATGGGACACCGCAGAGGATGCCAAAAAGGCAGCGTGGTATCTCAATAAATTGGTTGAATCATATGAAGATGCTAGATAGAGTAACGATTAGTAAGTTTTCAGAATTATCAGGCTATACAGAAATAGCCATACGTTCTAAAATAAGTGAAGGTGTGTGGCAAGAGAATGAAGTATTCTCTAGAGCACCCGACAATAGGATATTGATTAGCCTCGGAGGATACGAAGCATGGGTAGACCAAAAACGTACAAGGGGGTCGCAAAAGCGTCTAAAAGTTCAATCGAAGTACGATTTTACTACCCAGACTCCAAAACAGAACAACGCGAGCGCATTGAACTTGAGCCCACCCCCGCTAATTTAGAACGGTGTTTTGTACACCTCTCGCAAATCAAAGATGCCATTAAGAATGGCTCCTTTGATTACGCCGCTACCTTCCCAAATTCTAAAAGAGCCGCGTTATTCGTCAACAAGCGACAGGTCTATACTTTCCTAAAACACTGGCTGAACAGTCATTACAGTATTGGACCAGGCACTTACACCTTTTATAAACGAATCATCGAGGGCCAAGTTAAGAAATCTTCTTTAGCAAAAACTAAAGTGGTCAATCTAACATGGCCTATGGTAAAAGATTGGGCATTAGCCATGCAAGTGCTCCCCTCGACACGCACTCAACGAATTGCCGTGCTACGCGACGTACTTAACGCAGCGGTAGAAGAAGGGATTATCTCTGTGAATCCCCTATTAGGTAAGAAACTCAAAAAACAAACAGTGGTTATCAAATCTGAAGCCACGCGAATTGACCCTTTCTCTTGGGAAGAACGAGAAGCTATTATTGGAGCCGCCTCTAAACAACTTGGATTGCAGCTAATGTTCCAGTTCTTTACGGGAATGCGACCAGAAGAGATTCGAGGGTTATGCTGGAGCCGTGTCGATTTCATTGGCTGCACTGTTCTAATCGATCAGGTCATCGTTGATGCAAGTCCCAATAAATTTCAGCCGCCTAAATCACAAGCCTCTTATAGAACAATTGATTTAGTTGGCCCTGCAATCCAATGTCTAAGAGCGTACAAAGAGTATTCCTTCCTCAAAGGAGTAGAGCCAAATGACATTGTGTTTATGAATCCGCTCACTAGCCAGCCTTGGAGTACGACTAATAAAATACGAGCGCAGTGGAAACAAGCATTAAAGAAAGCAGGGGTTCGCTACAGAATACCTTATCAAACCAGACACACTTACGCATCGCAGATGTTAAATGCGGGTGAAGAGCTTACCTATATTGCAAAACAAATGGGACATGCTGACAGTTCGACTACGCTAAAGTATTACGCACGATTTATTAAAAATACTGGGGTCAAACATGGATCAAAAATGGAAGCGGCTTACAAAGAGTTTTTATCGAAATAGGTACATAAAATAGCTGTTTTTCGCAGCAATTCCGCAGCTTTGAAAATAAAATTCTTGTAAATCAAGTACTTAAATGGTGCGGACGGAGAGACTCGATCTTTTTAATACCTACTAAATAAGCTTATATTTCAATGACTTAACCCAATGCTAAGACCATTGCTGCGGGTAAATACGGGTAGTTTAAGGTCAATTCCGCAGCAATTCCCGCAGCAATTTTTAAGCCCTATTTAGCCTTCTTCGTCCTCTGGTTCAGTACCTAAAGCTAGCCCCCAGGATTTTAGAATCCTCTCGCCTTCTTCCTTGTTGTTAACGTGCAGTTCTATGTTACGGTGAATCTCTACAGGCACTATACCAATGATCGCTAGCACAACGCCAGCTATCCCTCCCACTGTAATTGCCTGTACTAAAAATGCTAACGCTTCCCATAATGCTTCCATATCATATCCCCTCTTTATAGAATAATTCCACGAACATACGACAAATATCGCTGCGTTGAATGTCTGAGATTTCAAAGTCAATAACTGTAATCGGCAGCTTATGTTTATCAAGTAGTTTGATTAACACACCTAACCCTGACGATTGTTTAATGTCTGATTGGGCCAAGTCGCCCATCAATACCAACACACAATTCTCACCGATCCGAGTAGTCACCGCTTTAATTTCTTCAACAGTCATCTGCTGTGCTTCATCGATGAGCACCATCGCACCTTCTTTCTCACCACCGAAACTACGCCCTCTGATCGTCTCTAAAGGTTGCAGCTCGATGTTGCCATTAGCCAAAGCTGTGTCAAAACGGCCTGCACCCATGCGCTGCTTGAGTACGTCGACCATAGGCATAACCCAGTTCATCATCTTGTCGTCTTTGTCACCTTTGAATGCGCCGAGACTTCGGCCAGTAGGAATGTTGGCGCGACACAGAATGATCTTCTGTACACGGTTCTGCATGAATTGATCAGCGGCATAAGCGCACGCTAGGAAGGTTTTACCTGACCCCGCCACACCCGATGCAATGATCACCGGGCAATGTGGGTTTTTTAATGCTTTAAGATACTTATCTTGATTAGGTGTCTTCGGTTGTAACGGCGGTCTTTCTCGTTCCTCTGCAAATTTTAACGACGATTTCATTCGTGCTTCTTGGGTGCTAATGCGCTGCCGTTTGACTGATGCCACATTTATTACCTTTATAAACTTTGCTTTTTAATGGTTGGTCTCTAAAACAGACACCCTATTTATTAGGGCAACTAAATCGATTTCGACACCACCCGCGTTTGGATTTGTCATAGCTAGATAACCATTACCCCCGTTTCCCCCTGGAGTTGTAAAAACTGCAGCATGATTAGCAGTCGCTGCTGCTGTGTAAGACCCGCCGACTCCACCTGTGCCTATAAAACATTTATAGCTTTGAGCTCGAGCACCGTTAAATGTCGGTACAGCAAGTGACGCATGAGAAACTGTAGCCCCCGCTTGGGCTTGAACATTAACTGGGCCATAAGGAAAACCGCTGGTATAACCGCCTCCTGGTCCACCGCCACCGCCGCCTTTTGACCCGTTCATGTTTGTATTAAAAGGGGGTAGTCCGTTGGCAACGCCTGCTGATCCACTTGCGCCACCAGATCCTGCTTGTGAAGATGCTTGCCCCGATTGACCAGGAGCAGGAGAATTGTTTGGTCCAACAGAATGAGCTGAACCTGTGCCGCCAGTTGCCGTAAAAGACACTATTGCAGTACCTGTTGCATCGGGGCCCGACCAAAACTCAACCCAAGAGTTTTGACCATCTTGGCCACTTGCTCTTGTATGGTTTCCAAGAACAGAACCAACAGCGTTGTTACACGCGCCGCCTCCTGCTCCAACTAAAGTTATTGTTATGTTAGTTTGTAATGCTGAGACGTTAGCAATGTGATAACCACTCGTTATAAACTCTAGCGCTTGACCTGCTTCACCAGCGTACAAATTAACGTTGTTCAACGACACGTTGCCCGTTGTATCTGCGTATATTCCTGCACTTGGTGATGAAATGTTAATGCCTGCAAACCCTGCTTGGGCTCCAACACCTCTCCCAAAATAAGCGCCTGTTGTAGTGCTAGCTAACGCTGTCTTAGTAAAGTGAATTCCTGAACCAGCATTGCTAAAAGCTAAGTTGCCATCAAGCGTAATCTTGTTACTTGTTATAGCGCCAGCACCGATTTTATCAGCGGTTATTGTTCCCGCGCCTATCTGAGCAGCAGTTAATGTGCCTACAATATTAGCTGTAGTAACAGTCAGGTTGTTAATTTTTGCGGTGTCTATGGAGGCATCAGCAATCATTGCTGTGTCCATGTATGTTCCAGCAGCAAACCATTTGCCTGATGGATGGTTTGCTAGTTGATAGCTTTGAGGAGTATTTGTATATTTTGTGCCGTTTGCAGCAACGGTCATACCCTGACCTGAAACAATAAAAAACGGTATAGTGCTGCCGCCAAGTCCATTACCGACTTTAAATAAGCCTGCGTTAACTGTGAACTCGCTAGAGGTAGCACCAGCAGCAATGCCATATCCTGCAACTTCGTTTGCGCCATTAATTCTAATGTACTGTTCCCCTTCAAGAGCGCCTAGAGCTGATGTGTGTGAGGTAACTGATGTACCAATAGTTCCAATGGTAGCAATGTTTTCTGACAAAGCAGTATCTAAGGAACTTATACCAATGGATTCATTTAGGTCAGTTAGAATAGATGCGACTGTTTTGTTAGTGGTTGCAACTGTGCCATCAGTGGCGTTGAATGGACCAATCACACCTGAGTTTGACACAAAACGCACCCAATAATAAAAAGTACTGCCGGGGTCAACAGTGTCTACATAAATGCTGCCAGGAGTGCTACCAATGTGTGTTGCCGCAGTTAAAACGTCAGTGGAACTGCGAAATATTTCTACGGATGCAACAGCTCTATTTGCAAAGCTTCCGTTCCAAGACAATAGAACGTTAGTAAAAGCACCAGCTGCAGATAAGTTAGAAGGACTTTGCGGCACTGCCGAGTCGCTAATCGTTGCATCTGCTGGTAAAAGAGTTCCACCGCCATTTGCGATGGCGTTTGCTCTAAACGTAGCTATGCCAGCCTCGGTCAGGTCTCGAAAGGTAACAGCTTTGTCCAGCGCTTCGCCGCGCTGCCCTACTTGGATTTCTAAGGCTTCCTTTACGGCAGTCAATATAGGTTTAAGGTTAGGGTCTACCTGAGATGGTACGGCTGGTATAGCTGTTACTTTTGTAGGTCTGCTCATAATAGTTCGTTCACGTTGTCTGCAATGCTTATACTGTTTACAGGCGCTGTTCCTGCCACTTCAAATTCCCATTGCTTTACGCGACTGCCCGAGGGCAAATGAAAAGGATCATTGCTAGTTACGCTATAAGTATATGCAAGATTTGCATTCGCTGGCGTCGTTGCCGTCCCACCCATACCACTGTGATTAGTACAGTAGTAGTACAATGTTGCGGCACTTGCAGCAACAACAATCTGCGTGTAAGCCCCAGCACTACCAGCAGTTCCTACTGTTGTGACGCCAGTGGTATAAGCAGAACCGCTGTTATGTGTGCCATTAGACGTTGCTGAAAATCTTAAAGGATGGCCACTGTTGCTTGATGCTGACTGATCAAATTTATAAGTGTAGCCTTCTTTTAAACTAACTGTAGCTTGCATCACTCCGTCGATGTAGTACTTATTTCCTGAACCTGGATTAGAAACTGTAACTGCAAATGTAGTTAGAGCTGGCGGTGTGACGTCTGTAAACAACTTAAACGTAATAGGATAAGAGTCAGCGTCAACGCGCGCCCAACCTAAATTGCGTGGCTTGGTGCTAACGTAAGATTTAGATTTCCAAACGTAGTTAGCAAAACCACTGCCCTGCCCAAATTTCTTGACCGCTGTGCCGTCGACAAAATACAAACAGTCGCTTTCCAAATGATTGTAAGCACCGTCATAGGTTTCACTACTTGTAGACAAAGCGTTCTTGCCCCCACGGGGGTCAAACAAAATACTCTCTGTAGCATTAGAGGCGATGTACGTGCCTTCATAATTCATGGCTTTTAGAGTAGTTGGGTTGTAAGCCTGCCACTGTGAGCGGCGAAGCAATGCTTCGGTCACTAACTGTATCTGTTGACCTTGCACTGTGACTAACCCATCAGGAGAGGCGTAAATTACATACCCGCCCATATCTACCATGGACATTTTACTGACGCAGGCTTGGTCACTCTCCAATTGGATGAGGCTAATAGACGCTGGATCTGAACCTTGGGCGATGTACGGTTTGCCCTTAGTACCAACTACTAGTCCACCGGGCGTTGGCTTGATCGCAACAATATCTGATTCTGTTGCTAGCTGATAGCTAGTAGGCCAAGCGTGTGGTAAATAAGGCACACTGAAACAAAGTGTCTTGCCAGTAAACCCGGCCATGATGCCGTTGCCTATAGAGCATATCCCTTGCATTGGACCTGTTGGAAACAATGTTGCATTGTCATCAGGTGGACGCATCCAAGTTACTGAAGGGATTAATTCCCCTAGTGCAGTGCTAGTTGTCGCCTGAGCGGAAACAACACCACCGACCATTGTGGGTGTTGTTGTGGATGCATAGCTTGAATTGGCTGTGCCTAACTCCACATACGATGTGGCAGTGTAAGCCACTTCAGCAACAAACTGAAAACCTGTAGAAGAGCTGCCTGTGTTAGTTCTATAAATACGTTTTAGAGAACCTGTAGTAAAATTAAGGCCAGAAGTAGAAGGCATAGCTGGTAAGCTGAGCGTTGTAGTCTGTCCGTTTCTAAACGCAACTGCTGTGCTTGCAAATGATGGAGGGCCCTCTTCTCCCCAACTAGTGACAAATGTAACGACATAGCTTCTACTCTCTTCTAGTTCATCTGGCGATACGGCGCCTGTTACTGAAACAGTTGGCGCAGCTGTAGGAGCTGGCACACCGAGTCGGTATGGACCTCCGTCATTTCGATATACTTTTGGGTACGTTTCACCTGTGTAGTACACCCGTTCAGTTACGTCATTCACAATCGGACCTTCAACAATGTCGACTTGTGAAGCGTAGCTTTTCCAGATGGAGCCAGAGTAGAGATAAACTGTGTTGGTTCCACTTGGTACTGTAGTCACTGACGCAGAGTGGTCAGGTAACGCCTCTAAACGACCTGAATCTAAACGCACGTTAAGTGCTGACTGCGCTATTGATTCGGCAAGTAACCGAGGAGCAATCTTAGGGGCAATGCCGTTGAACTGTGAGACGCTAAAATTAGCCATTAGTAACTCCAAATATTTGGTCGTGCAAACCCATCATCAATTGTTAGGTCGTCAAGATGTATAAATCGACCGCCACCTTTTTGCTGAACACCGAGCCCTGTAATGCCGAACTCAAAAGCTACCTTTATTAATTTAATAGCTTTGTCACCGCGCACAGCTATATCAACAGCACGACCACTGGCATGTGTTCCAGGCTTTGCTTTCTTAGCTTCTATAGGGTGGGTAGGGTCACGGTATGCAGAGGTTATTGTGAAAGGGAAATCACATTTAATACGGATGGCTTCAAGCGTAATCATAAAGCCAGGGTCCATCAGACACTTTCCAGAATGGCTGCATTTTAACTCGTCTTCGGTAAAATATTTCCAATCGCTCATGATAGTAGCTTCATTAAGGTTGCACTAAAAGTATGATCGCTAACGGCAACGACAAGTAATGCGCCAACTGCGATCCATTTAATCTGGGCTAGAAGTTTTTCTATACCATTAAGAGTTGTGCTAAGCCCCTTAAAGGCTTCTTCAAGCTCTTCAATCTGCTCTGCTTGGGCTTCAAGAACGTACTCAGCTTTGGTCATACGTTTTTCTAAATCTGACATGTCAATCCCAATATATTAGCACAGCTTATATTATATATTAAAGCTAAGGAGTTTTCGCGTTTAGGACGCCCAGCCTGCCAGACACTAGCTTAGTCAATAAACCGCGCATACCAAATTTAACAATGTAAACGCCAAGTACTAAGTATTGATACCAATCAGGCATTGAGGCAAAGGATTCAAAAGCAGCTGTGACTTCAGCTTGGTAACCTAAGAACGACGCTGCAATAGGCACCAGCAGTAGCGCAATCATAATCTCATCTAAAAAAGACTTGTCCATTGCCTGCATAGCTACAAGGTCCAGGTTATATTCTTGTGTCTGTCCGTTGTCCGCTAGCTTATGTGCAGCTTTAGCACCAGCTACCTTAACATCTGCGTCGGCTTCTAAACTTATTATAGCAGCTGCAGTTTTAGCCTTGGCGACATGGTTCTTACCTTCTAGGTAAGTTTTACCTAAGCTTGCAATAGGATTTAAAAAACTTAAAATACCCATGTGTTACCTCGTATAAATGGCTACACCAAAAAGAACCCCTAGTATCATCACCACAATTATAATTGTTACTAACAGACCTGTTGCCCATTTTTCTTTACGTTGATTAACTTTAACCTTATGTTTCTTAGCCGCTGATTTCTGCTTTTTATAAAAGTCATCACGGAATTGGCAGTACTTGTAGTAGCCTAGCAACCCTTGTTTGTTCAGCATAAACTCTAGCTCTTTTTCCTGTCGCTCTATAGCTTGCTTCGCTTGGTAAGCGCCCAACACATCGCCATTACCAGTTTTAACTTTCTGTTCAATCGCCTGGCTTGCCCCAAAATATTTGGTGAGCGCAGAGCCAGCGTCCGCTATCTCTTTGCCATTAGCTAGCGTTTTTTTGATAACTGCAAAGGCTGCATTCGCAACCATTAATTCTGCTAGCATATCCATAATCTCCGTGTGTATTCTTGGGGAATCCCATAGGGCTCCCTCGACGGCTGCACCACAAGATATTCTGCATTTACTGTGTGTGTAGTAGGTTCAATTAATGGTCTTTGCCCTTCAGGTGCAAGAGTCGGAGACACATGCACTGGGTATAATTCTAAAGGGCTAGACCACATTAATTACACTCTAATAACTTTTTTTTGCCTTCTTCTTCTTAGGCATGGCTGAGTTTTTCATGAGTTTGCCGTTAGGCATTACATGCATTTTTTTGGGGACTTTCTTTTTTACTACCATAATTTACTTCCTCTTCTTTACTGTCTTAGCAGCGGTTTTAAAATTCTTTGCAGTTGGAGCACCCTTTGCTCCAACCTTTTTCATGGTTTCTCCAGACCCTGCTAAGATCCTTTTTTTCTTTGCATGGATATTTTTATACAGACTCAAGATTACCCCCTACCATTTCGTACGTGAGGCCCAATAGGCCGCTGAAGTTTTACCTTTGGCAATGTTCTTGCCATGACGTGCTTTAAATGATTTGCGTTTTGCTTTCATTTTATCCGACTCGCCAGCTTTTGGTTTGCCAGCAGTAGAAGCGCCCTGCTCACCAAACCTAATCATCCGATCCTTGCCGCCGTCTTTAATAAGAACGGCGTGGGATTTTTTAGGATGGCTAGGCGTTCGCTTCGGTTTGTTATAACCAGCGAACGTTATACCCCTGTATGTGATTGACATAGCTACCTCTTTTTATAAGCTAGGCTTATAGCGTCGGCCAAGTAATAGATGAAGGAAAGTTTGTTTGTGCCGGCACATCCCTTAAAGCTTGACGGTATGTGGTCATACCCGATGCCATTGTCACGTCGGAATTCCCAGACCAATCAGTGGCGGCTAACAATTCATCACGGGTAGTACGAGCACTAGCAGCAACAGCAGCAACAAGCGATGCAGTGTATGCAGTTTCGTAATCAGATTTTGTTGTGACTACACCATCTTCATCTGTAGTGTCAGCGAACTTATCAGAAATAGCCCATGCTTCTACCCAGTTACCCCTAGCATCTGTCACTGCTCCATTACCACTAACTACTTGAAGGTCTGTAATAGAAGGTTTTGGTGAAGCTAGAATAGGATCAATGTCTAGTAATGTACATACGTCTGCGTCCCATACTCGAGGGAATGAACGGTGCAGGTTAGCTTGGCGTAGTTCGCCTTGAGTGCTGATTTCGCCTGTGGTTTTATTACGATAATTCATAGTTGATTTTTCCTATGTTGTTTATGCTATTGCATAAAATATATATGTGCCAGATGACACGTTAATGTTGGTGGGTGAATTTTGATT